GCTCACGAGGGCCGTGCCGTCAGGCCGGTAGATCGAGATCGTGCCGCTCGTCGGAGTCGCCGTCGCGCCCGCGCGAGAGGTCGGGCATGACAGGATCTGCGTCCGGCCGCGCTCAATCGTCTCGCTCGTGCGGAAACGGGCAGAGTAGACAGTCTCGGCGAGCGACATCCCGACCTCCTCTATTTGCGCCTATCCCGTTCGCGCTGGTCCGCGCGGCGGGCAGTGTCCTCGGCGACCTTGCGGGCCTTGTCCGACGACATGCCCGATTCGCGGAGCTGCCGCTGCATCCGCTCCATCGCCTCTCGGTATCCGTTGATCTCGCTCACGCGCGACCACCGCGGCGGGGCTTGGGCGCGACGACGGGTGCCTCGACGGAGAGCGGGTCCTCCGCAGCGGCAGCGGCGGCAGGGTTGTAGAGGCGCTCCTTCGCGTTCTTCATCCCCTCGAGGAGAGCCTCCTCGACGGCGAGGGCGTCACGGTGGTAGGGCGAGCTCGGCGCCTTCTCCCGCCATTCGTCGACTTTTTTCGCCTGCCGGTCGATCTGCACCTCGATGAAGTCGGGATCGGGGAGGTCGATGTATGTCCTGACCAGCGACTTGCAGAACATATAGTACCCGTCCTCGTCCGTCTCGATGCGCGTCTGTCCCGCGACGAGCTTGGGGCGCTGGAACTTGCTCATGTGGACAGTGCCAGAGACGCCCTCATATGCCACGCAGTACCCGCCCTCTACTGCATCCCACGGAATGAGCGTCCACCCAGCACGGCGCTTGGTGACCTCCGCGAGATCCATCTGCCCGTTCTTGTCCACGTTCGCCACGCCCGGATCAGCACGCAGCTCAGACAGCCACGGCACCCACTCCCCGTCGCGGAACGTCCACCGCGCAGGATGATGGATGTACCAGAACGGTGGGGAGGACTCGAGACGCACGAGATCCTTCATCGCCGCCGGCCGACTCGCTGCCGTGCCTACGTAGGTCGATCCCGACGCTGTACCAAAAGTCGCTGCCATTGCTTACTCCTTCTTCATGGTGCGGACGCAGAAGCGCCCGCCCCGGTAGAGTAACCACCGAGACGGGCGCCTGTAGTACGAGCTTAGTAGTCGCTCAGGATCGCGACGCCCTTGGCATCGTCCACCTCGCACACGCCGGCGAGGATGCTGCCAACGACGATACTGGAGCCGTTCGAGGCATCGCGCTCAACCTCGACGGTCACCTGAGCGGCGGGCGTCGGGATGGTGGAGCCGATGATCGGAGACACGCTGGCGGTGGCCATCGCGATCGCCATCGGCGCGAACATCATCCCGGTGTAATCCACACCGTTGTTCGCGACGGTGTTCGACCCGAAGAGGTCGACGCCGAACAGCTGGCCCTTGAAGCCCGGGCCATGCGCCTCGAGGCCCATCTGGGCACTCTGGAGGTACTGCCCCGGACCCGTCTCGCTGCGGAGCGAGCTCATCAGATCGTTGATCTGCTGGTTGTGCAGGACGGCCACGAACTGCCCGGCGTTGGCCGTGAGCTGGAGCTGGAAGATCGCAGCGTAGAAATTGGTCACGCTGAGGTCAACGCCCGTAGAACCGACCGAGTTCGAGAACCCGGAGGCCAACGCGGTGATCATGGTCGTGCCGCGCTTGAGCCACGCCTGGGAGAAGTCCGTAGCGATCGACTCGAGCGTCACGTCCAGCGGCACGCCGGTCGCGGTGGCCTGAGCGAGATCGGAGATCTGGCGCCGGATGGCCTGGCGGGCGAGGGTGCAGGTAACAGCGGCGGTCGTCAGCGCGGTGTTGGATACCGACGCATTCTCGGCCACGGAGGCCATCGCGTCGGCACCCCACGAGATCACCGGGATCTGCACCGTCGTAGACCCGGGGGCAGCGGTGATCTGCATGATGGACGGATGTCCGACGAGGCTGGCGGTGTCGGTGAGCTTGGTGGCGATGAGCTGCGACAGGACCGCAGAGACGCGGGCGTTGCCAGACAAACCACTGTAGTAGACTTCGTTGGCCACGGAGGCCTCCTGCGAGTTTGGAGGGTGGTCCGCGCCTGTCGCTTTTTACGGGAGCTTGCCCCGAGCGCGTGCGGAGGTCGCCCCCCGCACGACAACCCTACCGAGGCTGCGACAATCTGTCAACCCGTGCGCAGCGCCGCCATGATGGCTTCACGGTTCGCCTTGAACTCGGTGGGCGAGAGCCGAGCGATAGCCTCGGGCGTCCAGCTCGTGGGCTCGCTCGGAGTCTGAGGGACGGTGCCCTGCGAAGTCCTCGGCGCCTGCGGAGGAGGGGCAGCGGGCGCGGCGGCAGGAGTCGTCGCAGCGGCAGCGGGCGCCTCCGGGAGGTACGCGCGCACCGCACGAGGGAGCGCGTCACGCTGGCCGAGCCAGTCAGCGAGCGCGGGGCGGTTGTCGCTCGGCAGCCGCGAGTAGGCATGCTGCACATATTCGACGCCCTCGGCATCCGTGATGCCCGCGGCGATGATCGCGCGCTCCACCTGGAGCGCTTCACGCTCTGCCTTGCTCGTCGCTTTGGCCTCCTCCACAGCGAGGCGCCACTTCTCCGCCTGCGCGGCCACCGGGTCGAGCTCGGCCACGCGGCCTTCTAGTTCCTTTACCCGCGACACGAGCTGTCGGATGCGCGCCGCTGCGGCGCTCTGGTCCTGCGTCTCCTGGTTCTCCTCGCTCATGCGTTCTCCTTCTTCGCGAGTTGTTCAAGTCGCGCCTGTTGGCGCACGATCTTCTGAGCCCATGTGCGGCCCGCATCTCCGCCCCAGAGGAGCCACGCGATGCGGCCAGCGCTCGGGTAGTCCGGATGTCCCACCTTCGCCGCGGGCGCGTCGAGGTCCTTCTCGTGGCGCGTGAAATACGCCAGCATCCGGCGGGCCGTCTCAACCGACAGCGTGCGGCGGTTGCTCAGGTCTCGCGCTCGCGCGACTCCTACGGCGGTGCCGCCTCTGCCGTACTTACGGCGCAGCTCGAGGCCTCGTCTGGCGGCAGCGGCGACCGTCGCTGGCGGGCGGAGGTCGAGCTCGCCCGAACGCTCCTTCGCGCGAAACTCGCGGTACACCTCGGGCTCATTCAACATCAGATACCGACGCTGCGCCTCAGACAGAAACGGCATTAGCCGTCCTCCTCGACGCTCGCCTCGCTCTCGACCTCGCCGGGGAGCTCGACGACGGCCTCGACCTCGGTGCCGGTGAGGTAGCCGCGAGCCTCGCGGAGGCTCTCGATCACAGCGCGGAGGACATCCGCGGAGTCTCCGGTCGCACCCTCGAGGAGGCCCGCGAGCGCCTCCTCCGATGCGCGCAGCTCGTCGACAGCCTCCGACACGGCCTCGGGATCGGATACGGGGGCCTCGGGCGCCGCCGCGGCTCTCGACGCTCCTTCCGTGGGGTCGTTCGGCGGCGCCTCTCGCTCTCGCATCCCCTTGATCTCGGCGAGACGCGCCACGGCGTCCTGCTCCGACATGCCACCGACGAACCGAAGCGCCTCCACCTGGTCCATCAGCCCCGCCTCGAGCATGGCGAGGACATGCTCCCGCCTGGCGGTGAGCTCGTCGGCAGAGAGCGGGATGGAGGAGTAGCTGATCGAGTAGCCGCCCTCCGGGTAGTTCGTCGGAGCGCTGTTCGCCTCGCTCCACCTGTTCCAGAGGATCGCGCTCAATCCGATCAAGCTCTCATCAGCTTGGGCGAACTGGAGGACATATTTCCTCTGCGCGGACCGCTTGCCCTCCTGAGAGAGCGAGATGGCATAGCCCGAGCGTGCCGACCCGCTCGTGCGCTGGAGCTCGCTCGGGGCAAGGCCAGCGTCCGTTGCGAGTCGGTGAGCGACCGCGGCGATAGTGCTCTCGAGGGCCGTCGTATCCGACCCGGCCACCCACTGTCCGACCATCGGCTGGCTCGTCTCCGAGATGGGATCGAGCATGAGGATCGTCGTCGGGTCCGTCGTCACCTCGGAGCGAGAAGCCCGCGTCCCGAGGTCCGCCGACTCCATCCCCGCCACCCGGACTCCGATCGCGTAGCGCTGCGGGTAGCTGGCGTCTCGGATGCAGTGAGCGAGATAACTGTAGAAGAGTCCCAACTGTAAAGAGCCGGTATACAGTTCAATATTCGCGAACGGATCGAAGAGCCGATCGGCGTAGGTGCTCGCATGGTAAAGCTGCGCTGGGATGATCGGCGCACCGTTCGCACGGCGCCACGCTGCCGGGTAGTCGGAGCCATCGTAGGTCGCGCCGTAGAGCTCGCGCGTCAAGTCTCTACCAAACTTCCACCCATCCAACGCCTCATAGACCCGGTAGGTCGGGGCCTCGGGGTCGCGAATGTCCCACGCATCGAAAGTCCACATGGGCTTCCCGTCGACCGTGCGGAGGCGCAACTCGCCAAACGCGAGAGGGACCGAGGGCCGCGCGGGGTCGCTCTCGGCGTAGGTCATGTGCGGAGCGACGGGACGGTAGATGAGTCGACCCGCTTCGATGTCCACTCGCATCCACATCTCGCGGATGGCCAAAGTGTACGCCTGGAAGCGCGACATCTGAGCCCACAGGCCCGAGCGAGCGATGGAGCCCGCGCTACCGATGAGGCGCTCGAGATTCTGGCTCGGGCCGATCTGATGGTGCCGGATGTCGGGCTCAGCGTCGTACAGCGTCGAGAGCTCGTAGCTTGTCGTGCGGAGCGCGCAGTAGCTGATGTCCACCATGCCCATCGCAGCACGGCGAACGCTCCCGAGCTGGGCCTCCATGTAGGCCTCGAGGAGAGGACCCCACCGGCCCTCCATCATGGCTGCGCGGTGGCGCTGGTGCTCGACGCGGCGGCACTCCTCGACATTACCGGGGGCGGGTGGCTGGGGGACTGGCTGGCTGGCGTACATGGCCCACTCCTATCCGATGCGAACGAGTTGCGCGGGCCGGAAGGCGTTGCGGGTCACGAGCTCGCACGCATACCTGAGCGCGTCAATGGTGTGCTTATGGTCTGAAGCTTCGCGCCCGTCGAACTTGCCGAGATCGTCGATTAGGCGCTTTGCCCTCGGATGAACGACGAACCGCCCTGACAACATTGCCGCCTGGAGGATTCGGTAGCCGTGGTAGACCGATCCGGACGGCTTGAAGGCCACATGGATTCGCGCCGGGAAACTTCCGATTGGCAACTTGAGGGCCTTCTCGAAAGCCTGGGTGAGAAGTGCATTGCTCTTGATAGCGCCCCCACGGCGAGACACGGCGGCGCGGTCGCCGACCCATCGGTCGATCTGCTCCCACCGTAGACCAGCGCGGCGGATCATCTGGAGGATCTGCGCTGCGTCCTCCTCGGGGGTCGTCATGCCGTTGGAGCTCACGACATCGAGCACCGTGATCCGAGGCTCTCCATCCTCGTCTCGCGTGATCGCGACCATGACGGCGGTCTGCGCGCCGGATTGCTTGCCATGATCGATCCCGATCCCGATCTGCGCCTCTCCGGTCGGCGCCTCGTCGCGCACCATGACGGCGGGGTCCCACATGACGAATACCCGGCCCTCCACCCAGCCCGAGTCCCACTCGCCGTGGATGCGCTGGGCTCGCTCCTGCGGCAGCACCTGCGCCTCGAGGCGCTCGATGTCCGCCCGCTGAAGGAGAGGACGCCCACCGATCGGCGTCGTCGCTTCGACAGTCAACGGCGTATGGATGTCCTCCACCTCGCCCTGCTCAACCAGCTTTCGTAACCAGCCGAGAGGGAGGCCGATCGGCGTGAGCGTGATCGCGATACGCCCCCTCTGCCGCAGCACGCGGGCCGCGAGCTCAGACCAGATGGCCTCCGGAGGCGGCTCGTCGATCAGCACATAGTCAATCGTCGCGCCAGCGAGAGCGAGAGCGCCCTGGTTGACAGTGCGGATGCGGATCACGCTTCCCGACTTGAACCTTACGATGGGCACCTTGCCCCGAAAACCGCGGCCCTCGGTGTATTCCGTCTCCTCGACGACCTCGTGTTTAGGTAGGAGCTGCCAGATCTTCTTCTGAATGGCAAGGCTCTGCTCCCAGCTCACGACGACGACCCACGCCTCGATCGGCGCGGCCTTGACCACCGTGTAGGGATGGGAACCGAGGCATCGCCAGATGCAGTCAGCGACCCCGCACCAGGTCTTTCCTGCTTGGTTGCCGGCGCGGAAGAGCTTGATCTGACGGCTGCTCTGAAGAAACCGGAGCTGCGGCGGAGTCGGACGGTAGTAGGCCAGCGGGTCAGAGTGCGCGCGCTTCCCGAGCACATGCGCCGCCGAGGCGAGTGCCGAGAGGCTCACGCGGTTCCTCCCGCGAGGCGCACGACCTTGCCTCCTCGCCTCAACTCGACGGCATCCTCGATCCGCTCGAGGTGCTGCGCTGGCATGGACGCCACCGCCTGCACGATGATCGCGAGAAGCTGCTCGTCCGACATACTGTCGTCGGGCGATGCGGCCTTCGCGATCTCCTCGTCGAGGACGCGCCGCGTTTCGAGCGCCCTCATCTTGAGCGTACTCATCGCCTGCCAGCTACCCGCGCTGCTCGCGTCGAGGACCGCCTGCTCGAGCTGCTCGAGGCTCGCGCGGAGGTAGTCCACATAGGCCATCGTCGTTGTCTCGGAAGGGTCGAGGCGCGCCTCTCCCTTCACGCGCTTCCTCGTGCTCGGCGTTCCTTTTCGCATGGTGCTCCTATTCGCCCTTAGCCGCCTTGATGGGGCTGTTCAATTTTCGGGAGAGAGCGCGAAGGTGGAGGGGCTAACGCG